CGCTCGGCTCGGTATCCTGACGCTGCCCCATAAGTCTGTTCAACTCGTGCAGACAATTCGTCAATGCTTTCGCCATTTTTAATACCCTCTGTCAATGTCTTTCGGAGCTGCCTGTCGGTTTCTAGGTTAATGTCTTTGGCTATTGTGCTAGTACGTTTTTCGTAAAACTTAACTACGTTCGGATCGTCTATATCAAATCCAGTTGAGCCAACTAACAGCATAGCTTCGCTACCTACGTCTTTTATGTTGGCTCGCATTATCGGACTGAGTACCTTGTAAAAAGCTTTTCGGGCTTCTTCACTCTCAAGTAAATCAACTAAGCTAATCTCTTTTGCAACGGTAGGTCGCATATGTTTATCGGCATTGTAGCGTTTTTTGAGGTTTCGGAGTACAATCTTCTTCTGTTTATCAAATAACTGCCGTGTTGCTTTTAGGAATTTAACCTCGTAACCAAATGCTATTTTGACTACCGCTTCGTTGAACTGGTTGCCCAGCGTTTCCCTTTGTCCAGCGTTGGCGTATAATTTTTTTTTTAACTCTTGGTTTTCCAAGATTTTTTGGGTGGTGGATTTGATTGTTTTTATTGCTTCTTCTACTTCCTCAGGGACGCTGGGCTCGGTAGGTTCTGTATCTTCTTCGGGTGCTTGCACCTCGCCTAATGGCATAAGGTTAAGAGGTTGATACAGCACCTCGCCACCTTTTACTGGGTCATCGCCAGTTTCAGCACGAACTTCATTGATGGTTTTCCATTTGTTAAGTGATACTTCACGCTCTTTAAGGGTAAATTCCTTATCTTCTGGTACAGGGTCTTCAAATGACACAATAAGCTTTTCGTCAAACTGTGGGGCTAAATCTTCTGTAATACGGTTAGATATTCTCATCATCTTTGGCTTAATCACTCGTTTAGCAAAAGTGAATTCCGCAGCTTCTGCGTTTGCTCGGTTGATGTTCTCTGAGATACCTAGAATATGCCCAGATACTCTGAATAGTGCAAGTATCTGATCACGGTTAAACTTCCTACCGTCTAAGAACTCCATATCTCTTTGAGCCAATGACAGGACGTTTACTTTCAAGCCCTCTTCTAAAATAGCGGTTTTGTGGGAGTTATCAGTACCAGCGTATTTACCGTCCCATTCTGCTTTCAATCGGTTAAATGTTTCCTCAGTCAATGTACCGTCTGCTTCTAGGGCAATATCTGGGACTGCTGAATTGTAGAAAAAGTTTCTGTTCCAATCGGCTGCGTGGCTATCTGTGTCAATGGCTCGTGCAGCTGCTCGGACAACTGACATACCACGATAAAGGTTATCAGGGTCAACATACTTGAAGTGAATAATATCATTTGGCTCAATGATTAAGGTTGAACCGCCTGGAGTTATGTAAGCGTACCCCTCAATGAATGTCTTTGACGATTTCTTAATCTGCACCAAATACGGCATCAATGGCCATAGCTCAATCGGTACACCAGCACCGTTCCTAATTACATACCAAAAAGCTTCACCAGCTAATTCCATATGCAAGACGGTCATTTCCATAAACTCATCTTTTGTCATAAATGGGTTAGGACAGTAAAGCAAATCTAGCAGTATGTGGTTTTCTATTTCCTCAAGTGCTGGCTTGTTGTGTCCTTTTACGGTCTTGACAATCTTGCTTCGTAATTGCTTAACAATCTTTTCATTGTGTATCTTGTGAGCGACAATGCTTGACTTCGTGCCAGTTCTATTGACATATAATTCAAAATCTATTGTAGCAACATCTTCGGCAATAGCCCTTGAAGCTGCGTAAACCCAATCTTTATAAGCTTGTATCTGTTGCTTTTGGTTTCCTAGTCGTGTGCTAAAGTTTAGTGAGCTGCCTAGAAATCCGCCAACTGACTTTGTTCTTGTTTCTGTGAGTGCTTTTATTGCGTTCTGTATTCTGCCCATATTAACCTCATTTTACTACAACCAGCGTATATTTGGTTGTTTTTCGTTATCATAAAGTGCCAAACAGTTTGACCAAAAGCTATCACCGTGTCCCTCAGGCGTTTCAAAAGCTTGTAAATCAGATGTAACTGAGAGTATTTGATCCGTCTGCCGTTTATCATTTACAAACTCCACTCTGCCTGATGTGGTAATACTATCTAGGTTTACCGCCATAGCGTTCTTGGTTTTCATTGTGAAACTGACTGGCTTCATTTGAGGTGGTACTTTGCGTTGTTCCACAAATCCCTCAAATTCGCCCCTAGTATTATCATAACGCAATATGCTAATTTTATACATCTTAATTGCTTCTGCTAAAAACTCTATCTGGTCAAGGTAATCCCAATTGTCAAGCCACTTACTGACCAGCTGGCGGTATCGTATCTCTTTACCGTTAATCAATCGCTCAAAAGCTGTGAAGTGTGCAGGGTGAGCGTGTTTACCAATATCGTAACCAGCCACAACGTCATTACGCCCTGTGTACTCTTTAAGAATAGGCAAGTCTGGGTTGATAAGTGGCATTAAGACTTTACGAGATATAAAGCTGTCCTCGCTATACGCTGGGGTAGCTCGGTACTCTTGGTTGAATGTACGCTCGCCAATCGTGTTCCTAATTTCCTCTAGCTCGTCAAACGACTTCCACTCTGGCCATAGACTTATTCTGTTTGGCTCGTCCTGCATAGCGTCTAGTATTGTAATCTTGAACTTCTTGCCTAATTCCTCATCAAAGAAAAAGTCATCGTTTGTCTGTGGAGTTCCCACAATCCTACATTTACCACCTTTGTTTACCATAGGGTAAAGTTCCGTCTTGATCGCTTTGTTAATCTTGTGAATTACCAATGGTGCAAGCTTGTTCTCTGGGTCTTTGAGAGGGTCATCAACGTAAATCCTATCTGCGTGAATACCACGTTTGAATGATAGCAAGCCCTCAGGGGTACATTTATATCTAACTTTACCGTACGAATAATCAATAATGCTGTTGCTCATAGGGTTCAAATCTACAATGCCAACATAAAATGGGTTTACTTTTATCAGCATTTTAATCTTCTCTTGGTGGTAACGGCTCATAGTTGAGATATATGAGAAATAGTGAGCTTCAATATTACGCTCCATTGTGAAGATGTCGTACATCACTTCTGCATATAATCGGGTTGACTTGAAATGGTCACGAGCCGTAACGTCCATTGTCCAGTCGTTGGCTTCCATACGTTCGCAAACATCGTCAATATAATCACCACCAACAAACTTTTCAAATGAAGCTGCGAATACGTTATTAACAAACCACAAAAAACCGCCAGCACCTTTACTCAAGCGTCTAGCTTTTTCAATCCTAGCTCGTAATTCTTCATCAGTTCGTCTTTGTGCTTGTTGCATTGATTATCTTGTCCAAATCTTCATCTGACATATCGTCAAACTCTGATACTTCTTTAACTTCTTTTTCGGTTCGGGTCGCAAACTCTTTGCGTTTCTTACGTTCAAGATACTTCAATGCTAAATCAGGGTCTTTTGCTAATGCCGTTACAACTGACTGTCTGGCTTGTAGCACAGGCATATTCTTGAGCTGGCGTTTTCGCTCCAGAAACCAAGGGTTCATTTTCTGAAATTCATAAAACGCAGTTGTGCTTATACCAGTGTAAGAACACGCTTCTTCGTCTGTCGTATCATAGGCAAAAGCTTCTTCTAGTTTCTGGAGAACTACATCAACATTTTTGCCGTCAAAAAGCGGTCTGCCACCTTTGGCATAATCCTTAGTCTTGAGGTATGCCATAAACTCGTTTCTTGTTTCAAATGTTTTATCATTCATCGTCTGCTTCCATACTTGGGTTATTTAATACATCGTGCCTACTCAAATAATATGGCTCTGAACAATGAGGGCAAACTAATTTCAACGTCTGGCTCATACGGTCTTGGTTCTTTTGCTCAAAATGACCCTCTAATTTACCCTGCGTTTTGTTAATATCGTCCTGCGTTATTTCGGCTCGTGGTATCGTCAGTTCGGGAAAGTCCACTACCAAGTCTGGGAAAAAGTCTGCAACCAACTCTGGGTTACGAAATTCTTTTAACTCAGGTATCAAAGCGTCTGACCATTGAGCAAATTCGCCAGACTTATTATCAATAATGCGATACTCTTTGGCTTCACGCCCTGTCATATCTACAATCATCACTTCCACATCTTCGTAACCTAGCTCTTTGAGAGCTTTATATCGGGTATGACCAGCTATGATTACCATTTTCTTATCAACGATAATCGGGTTGATGTAGCCATACTCTGCGATTGACTGCTTTACCTTTTCTACGGCTTCGTCAATTATTCTAGGGTTACGCCAATATGGTTTAATTTCATCAAGCTTGACGGTTTTATATTCTCGGTTAATTGCTTTGCTCATCTGCGTGCTCCATATAGTCTTTTTTAATCTTAATCATTTTGTCAGTTTCCCAGCTCTTACTATATTTTACATCTTTGAACAGCTTGCTAAAACCAGTAATATGTTTCAATCTTAGCAATTCTTCTGCCTCAAGTCCTAGCTTCTGGCAAATTTCTTCATCAGTCGCTCCCTCTTGTAGCATATTGAATACAATTGATCCCATACCAGCAATTGAGTGTTTGCCCCTAGCTCGGTTGTGCCTTACGGTTGAAGCCATACGGTCTTTGGTTGAAGCGTCAATTACGACAATAGGCAACGTGTTACCGTTCTTTTTTATAATATCTTCGTGAGTTCGCATTGTCTGGTAACGGTGAAATCCGTCAACAATGACATACTTATCAATTTCAGGGTCGTATATCGTAACGACTGGCTGCGTGTAGCCATCGTGAAAAATAGAGTTATACAATAAGTCCATTTCACGTTTTGCAACGCTGTTAGGGTTATAGTCGTTCGCCTGTACCTTATCAACTGGTACACGAATAACATTGTCAATGGGCTGGTCTTCCCATATTTTATCGTTTATTTGATGTGGGTAGTTTTTCACCATTTTACACCTCTCCTATCTTTACTTGCTTTAATCGCTGTGGCTCTCTTTTCCCAGTTACGCATTTTGGTAAAAAAGTAATCATTTGTGAGTATTGTCTGTATCTCGGCTTTGTATAGAAAATCAGGGTCTTTTAGCCAAGGTACAAAATTCTCATCATACCGCTTGAAGCCGTCTATAAATATCTTGCGTGTTTCAGGGTTAGTTATCAAGTTTTCCAATAAGTAATCTCGGTACTCAATCCAATCTTTGAACATAAATGGTAAATCTCTGACAAAATAATCTTCTTTGCCTAGCTTCCCAGCTGTGTCAATACCGCTAATTCGCTTGGTTGCTTTGTTATAGGTTTCGGGTTCAAACTCTTGTAAGAAAAATAATGCGTGTACTGCGGTTTCGTGGTGGTAATTTGACACTCGCATTTTCGGTACTGGTACACCGTATTGATACATCATATCGTACAGTTTTGAGTATTCCCAGCCTTGATCGTGTATTGACTTCCAAATGTCCATATATGACCAATCGTAAATCGGGTAAAACGTATAGTGGTCATCTTTTTTATCAAGCACTTTACCCCAAGTAATCCATTTATAAGTTGCGTGATTTGTCAATCCTAGCGTTCGTGAGGGGCTTTCCTCGCAACGTACACCGCCTAGCAAACAAGCTTTTTCACCTTTGAAGTGATAGTTGATGACAGACGTAAACATTTCAGCAAATCGGTCATTGTCATAAACATTTTCTTTTATACTAATCGGGTCTTTTTCTCTTGCCCATTCTTCGCCCTCGCCCCAAACATTGAGCCATTGTTCTTCACCGCTTGTGGCATTGAATAGCTTAAACGGTATTTGAAGCCACATAGGTTCTACATCTTCTCGGTACATAACCTTTTTAACAAGGTCAATTGTGCTTTCCCACTCAAGCTCTTGGTCAATAAACATCACTTTTAATGGCAATCGGTTCTTTTCTTTTGCCACCTGTAAAGCTAAATTGAGCACAACAACGCTGTCTTTACCGCCTGAAAATCCAACAACCACGTTTGGAAATTCATTAAACAACCAGCGTATTCTGTCTAGTGCTTTGTCATATACGTTTGTTGGGCTATAAACTCTCATTTGAATTTGCTCGCTTCCCACTCCTCAATTACAAAGTTAGTCGCTATTACATAATGCGACCAGTCGTAAACGTGGTCAAATGTTCTGTGAATATGAGCATAATTACGGTTAGCGTCCAGCTCGGCTTTTTCTTCATCGCCATAAAATCTTGGGTAGTAGTTCGGCTTATAGAACATCAAGAAAAACTTGCCATTTTCGCTCAATGTTTCCTTTACTTTTTCTAGGTAATCTTGCCTGATATATGAAGCTACACCGTAAAGTGCAACTACGGTATCAAAATCGCCCATCAATCCAACAAATCCCTCAAAATCTGTTGCCATTATTTTGCGTTCTGGGTGTTTTTTGTCCAGCACTACAAGCATTTCAGCACTCTGATCAATACCAAAATAATCTTCAATCGGTATGTCTATGTTGTCTAGGAGTAGTCCAGTACCAGCCCCAATGTCCAGTACTTTCCCTGTTAGGTGCTCTCGCAATAAACCAAACAGTTCTTTATCCTCTTCTAAATCCGATGGCTCAGAATACATATCGTCATAATTCCTTGCAATTCTGCTGTATGTAGGTTCAAGCATTTAATACCTCTTTCAACCTTAAATATCTTGCGTAGCTCATTTCCGCCCCAACATAGCTAGAACCTGCTTTAAGAACAAATCTTGCCGTATAACCTATTCCAGCAAATGGGTCAAAAACTATATTTGGCTTAATGTCTCTAATCGCTCTCGTAATACTATCGCCACCGATAACGCCATCCTCTAGTATA